CTCTGCTTTTTGCTCACTAGCTTTAAACTGTCGTTCAGAAGCTGCTGCTGCACGGTCTTGTGCTTTAGCCTGCTGCATGGTTGAATAAACTGACGTTACTGCTGCAATAGCTGCTGTTACACCCATTATTTTTCTCCTATGTACTTGCCATAAATATGTTCATACAAACTATATCCTAGTTTTTCTAGGGGCTTAATTATCATAGGGACATACGGCTTTGCATGATGAATTAACACATGTGCCCCTTTTTCTTTTGCTACTTTTTCTGTTTCTAACAATAACCTAGCACCTAAACTACTGTTACGATGTTTTGGGTCTACATAAATAACATCTACACTAGCATACACACTATCTTTATAGTGTACGTGTGGCTGTGCCAATATTACGCTATACCCTACAATCTCATCTTCTTTGTTATAAACAACAATGTTATGCAGCATACCTAATTCTTGCAACATACTATACTTAGCTACATCTGGATTAAGTTTAACTCTATCTTTATTAAGAGCCAACTCTTCCCAATGTTGTTGCAATAATTGTTCAGCTTCTTTTAAAAACTGTTCTGCTTTAACATCATAATGAAAATTAAACATTAGTATTCCCAACAAAAGTACCTGACCATCCTACAAGTTGCATGTCCTTACCTTCTTCGCTGGTAAACTTAAATTGCACAGACTTTCCTCGTCCACGCAATTTACTTTTAGCAATGACTAAGGGATAGCCGTCATCAAAGTCAGCGCCCGGAGCAGCTAAGAACACTCGTTGTTGTTTATAAATTTGTTGTTCTGTAGACCATTTATTTGCATAGTTATTATCAGTAAAGTCCCAACGACTCTGCATAATACAGCCACTTTCATTTAGAGGTATACCTAGTTCATCAAAAGATGTTTCTGTACGCTTCATAAACGTAGTAAGGTATTGTCCTGTCTTCATACGAGCAGGTCCGACATCAGCCATTTGATAACCTGTAAGCAAATAAGCACCTTGTTCTACACCGGCATCATCATAGGAATACCAGTCATTAAATTTTGTTTCAGATGTTCGTTGGTTTTCTAAATCAGCAAAAGTCAATGAAAAATTATTACTAGTAACAGGATGCAGTAGCAAAAACTTAAACAACTTACGTGTTCCGTTAATAACGTCTAGTGTTGCAATAATATCATTACTACTACTATCAATAACGTTATCTGCCCCAGCTACAATGTTATACTCTAATTGAGCATTATTAGTTTCTTTTGTAGTTTCTAATGATACAGGCACTACGCCTAAACTATCATCAAATTGGAACCAATACCAACTATTTAACCGTATATCAAAAGCTAATACAGCATTTTTGTTAAACTTACCACCACTATTATCTGTAATTAACGTGCTTGAATATAGCCAATAAATTACTTTATCTGTAGCACTATACGCACCTTCTGCATAAAGTTTGTTAATAACAGGAATGTCATTATAAAATGTTTTAATATTTTGGTCACTAAAGTTAGCGGCTGTAATGTCTATGCCGGAAGCTCCCACTCGTAAAGCATAAACACCATTACTAGACCAATAAACAAGTGTGTCTTCTACTGACACAACACTCTTACTGGCAGTACAACCAACACTTGTAATACGCTCTACAGCATAGTTAGAAGCACTAAATCCCGTGTCTAAACCGCTAATGTTCCATACGCCATTAGTTGCAATAACTACAATGCCTCGACCAAGCGGTTGCAAAGCGACAATTTCACCTGCTTCAGGTATTTTAATGACACCACCATCAGCATCTACTAAGTCACTAATTACTTCTGAAGTGGGATCGTTAGTTTGATAACAACGTCCTACTTTATCAATTGTCGTAAGTACCTGACTAAAATATACAGTGCCTAGTTCTTTATCAAAAGCAACACCACCATACCACACTCGTCCAGCAAAGAATGAGCACACTGTTGGGCGATAGGGTGTAGCAGTTATAATACCGCTTCTGTTTTGTTTAAATGCTTCAAGAATGAAACGTCCTTTAGGTGCAGGACTACTACCAAAATCATTTTTGTTTAATGCCGTAGCACTAAAATCATCGTTGCTGTCTTTGCCAAAAATCCATTGCTTTGTATTAGAAGGCAACCTACTGCTATTAGCATTTTTGTAAGTAGTTAGTAAACTATCTGTCCAACCTTGATTGTATAAGTTATATTTAGCTTGTGTTAAAAACCCAGCACTAGTCCATTGAGCTTCTGTTTTTTCAACATCAATGTCATACGGGCTTTCAAACCCTTCAAAGTCACGAATCTCTAAAGTAATTTTTGCTACACTAATGGTGTCTGTAGTTGGATCATAATCAATTAAAATTGGATCAGTATCTCTGGTAGTTACAATCAACTTACCATATGTAGAAGCAAAACTAGCAATAGCAGTACCGTCTGTTTCAGTGTTGTTATATGCTTTGTATGTACGCAAATTTACCGTAAAGCTTTTCTTAGTGGGGCTAATTGCTCCAGAAATACCTTCATAAAAATGAAGAGTAAAGCCTGCTTGCACTACAAAGAAATCTAAGTTGCCGTTACCAGCAACTGTAGACCACGTGCCTACACCAAATGCCCATAATGCTTTTTGGTCAGCAGTAATGTTAGCTGCAAATAACTCATAGAAGTCTTCATAATCAATTCCATTACGACGACGAATACTTCCGTCAGTAGTTGGAACAACGTTAACACCTTCTGTCCATGAGTTTTCAGGCGTAACAAAATAGCCACCTTCAGTGTTTAATCCACCTACAAATGTAAAGCTATCTTTAATACTACCTTTTACAGCCATGATTAAGCACTTTCAATTTGAATGTTACGACGCTGTGCAATCTCAAGAATTTTATCTTTACGAGTAAACAAACCTTTTAGTTCAATAGGCACTTGTCCTCGCATACTGTAACGTACAGAATACAAGCCATCAGGTGTGCGATCAATGCACAATTTATTTACAATGCCTGTTTCCTCACGTTCTTCTTTACGTTCTTTAGCTGCTTGCTTTTTTTCAGCAGCTTTTTGCATTATTTTGTCAAGATTATTTTCTGCCATAATTCACTTTCCGGTTATATGCAATTTCACCATTTTCATTACGCCATGCTTCATTACGCATAGTCATTTTGCCTCGTTGCGCTTTACGTTCTTCACGTGCATTAGCTTGTTGTTTTAAGTTAATGAAGGCTTGGCTTTTAGCGTCAGCTAACAACGTTGGGAAAAACTTTTCAGGCAAGTTTGGAACAAAGGTGTCACTATGGGTCCAACTTGCTGCTACAACACCGTAGACAACCGTTTTAGAGGCTTGTAGTGTGCTTTCAACAGTAAGGTTGATGCTATCAAAAATAATGTCAGTGTCATTGTAGCTTGTCCAATACTGTGGGTCTTTGTTGATTCCATATCCTGCGCTATTAGTAACACCAGCTACTTCTGAGCGAGAATGAATTACTTCCGTAAATTCATACGGAGTAAGGTATTCTATTTCTTGTTTATTATATTTAACCCATTTAATTTTATTCCATGTATCTGGAATTTTCATTTTAGTAGGATTATTGGTATCACCGTATGCAGTTAATTCACCAAGTTGAAACAAAAAAGGCCAGTCACGCTGGCTAATAATTTCAAAAAATGTTTCTTTAATAATCTCTGCTACTTGAATAGCCTCTACTGTATCGTCAATAGAGTTTGCATTATCACTATCTAACGCAGACAAAATATTCTGCGTCATATCTAGTAGGGTCATTTTAGCCATAACTTACCTTACGTAGGATTAACTAGTGTAGTGATTAAACCTGCTTCTAATACTATAATGTTTGTACTAGAAGAAGTAGCATCACCACCTACATACATAGACAATATATCATTTTCAGCTAATTCAGCTAAACCAATACCGTTAACATGTAATGTATCTACGCCATTTGTTGTTTTACGTGCAAGCAATTTACGTGTACTAGGAGTGCCATCAATTGCGTAATAAAAATTATACTGTGTACCAGTAGCTAAAGAAGCCGTAGTAAAAATTGCGTAAAAATTAATTTGATACAAACCTGCTTCTGTAATAGTTAATGTACCGTTTGCAGGTGTTTGTGTAATATGATGGTTGTACCCACTTGCCCACTCATCAGTAGGGTTTAGAATTGATGTACCACTAGCAGCAGCTAGTGTGTGTGCTGTGGTTCCTGCGGTAATGTATAGCTCACCATAAGCATGCCCTGAAGGAAGTTTCCAAGTACCACTACCACTACCGTTAGCCATATACACTTGACCTTCAGTTGCAGAGGTAATGTTTTTTGGTTCGTGGATATTAGGATCAGTTAAAGCATTATGTTGTACATTAGCCAAAATATTTCTCCAATAGGAAAAGGAAGAGAGCCTAAGCCCTCCTCCTTTATACTACATTAAATGTAGCGAACAAAAACGTCAGCAGAACCAGCGGTATAAGCACCGGTAATAGCGACGTCCAAGGTATCGGCAGAAGCATACACTTTGCCCAAGCCCTTGTTAGTGGCTGCGTCACCAATGGCATAAGCACCACCAGCAACAATTGATGCACCTGCAGTCAAGTTAGCAGTAGCGCCTTGCGTAGCTGAAACCCAGCCATCAGCATCAGAGCCATCACCAATTTCAACTTTAGTACCACCAACCCAAGCCGTACCAACTTTCACCACCACATCCAACACCACTGAGCCTGCAGGCAGGGCAACAGTAGCGCCAGAACTTTCATAGGTGATAGCTAGACGAGCTTCTTTAACAACGCCATCGGTTTCGATGACACCAGCGACATTACGCTCAGGAAAGTTAGGACCGAAGCCCACAACCAAACCATCAGCGTTAGTCCAAGTAGATTGACGAGTCATGTTATATTATCCTTTCAATTATTAGATAGTGCTCTTAGAAATCACACCAACCACACATTCAGGACGGTACAACTTCAAACCAAAACGTGCGTTCATCACGTATTCGTCACGACGCATGTCTTTGTTGCGCTCATACTCAACGTTAGGCATCTGACGATAAGCACCAACGAAAGGAGTCAAATCACCGCCGACAGACATGAAGATGTTTGTAACTGGTGAAGCTGGAACGCTAACTGAGTCAACAGAAGAATCAGTAGGTGCAGTCAAGAAGTTAGAAACATACACGTCAAAACCGAAGATGTTACGGATAAAACGCATGCCAGTGACGCTGTTCACAAAGCCACCGTTAACAATACCTTCAAATGAAGGGTTGTTAGTGAAAGCTTGTGCGCCAACCAAGTTGTTAAACACATACTCTTGTGAAGGATCGATAATTGCAACACGTGAGCCACCTGCTTGTGCTTTGTCCAAAGCGTATTTAGCTTTAGCAAAGTCGTCCAAAGTCAAAGTGGTGTTGGTGTTACCAGAAGCAACAAAACGATGGTCAGCACCGTTAATGGTGTTGGTATCGTTAGCAGTTTGGGTATTAATCAAACCCATTACTGAGCCTTCCAAGTTCTCGTCCAATGCACGACGCATCTTGGCAGGGAACATGCCAATCAACTGCTGTGCATAAAAACTATCTTGTTTAGCTTTGTCAGTAATGTAGGTAGCAGCTTCAACGTAACGGTCGATGCTGAACGTGAACTCACCAGTGTCCATTGCGTCATAGGTTACTGGGGTGTTCTCAGCAACTTCACGCATTGGCAATTCACCAATGGAAGGAATGGTAAATTGGTTACCATCGGGGAAGCCATTCAACATACGGACATATTTAGTGCCCATCAATTGTTCTTGTAGAATGTCTTTCAACTCTGAAGACCAGAGTTCTGTGCGAACTAAATGTTCGCTGACTTTTGCGTAATCGGTTCCAGCCATTTAAATCTCCTTATTGACCAAAATATAGGGTCGGGTTTTTTGTAACAGTTTGTTGTAACTTATACTGGAATTCTTGTGACCAATATTTAGAAGGATTTTCAGCACGGACTTTAGCAGCCCATTCTTTAGTTCCCTCAATGTTAGCCCTATTACCTCCAGTAGAAGGTACAGAAGTTGTGTTCATTGATCCTACATCCATGTTATTAGTAACACTAGGTGTCCCTGCAAACAATGATGCAAACTCAACGGGATCGGTAGCAGCTAACTCCATCAAAATCTTTGCCTTTTCAGGTGTACTAGCTTTTTGCTGAAACACTTCCAAAGCCTTGTCACCGAACTTCTCTTTCATAAGTTTATCGGCTTGCAACAAGTTATTTGTTTTGCGTTGAGATTGCTCTCTACCTACTAACGTCTTCTCTACAAGCTGCTGTACAATTTCAGGATTGAATTCCTGAGCAGGAGAATTGTCGTACTCTGGTACTTCGCTTTGTTTTGACATACGTTCTAAAACCTCATCAATTGTCTTAGCTGATGCAGCTTGCTCACGCAGTTTACGATTTTCCTCTTTGAGTTGTTCGATAAACTGGTCAGCACTAGCATAAGCTTTTGCCAAATCTTCTGGGGTTTTATATTTTTGACTATCTCCAACTAACGCCGGAAACAGTTGTCCTTCGGTTGTCGCCTCTGGAGTGGGGGTGTCGTTGGTACTTTCACCGTTGAAAATGGTAGCATCGGTCATGCTCTCTCCTAAATAAGTGTTAGAGTCTTGTTTTTAAAAAACGTTATAATTTAACACCTTGCGGTAGTAAATTGATAACTGTGTCAATCATGCGACACTGGCCTGCATTGTAAGCCAGTTTAGCATAATGATTAGGGCAGTCAAAGTCATCCTTCTTAACTGTGTCTAATTCTTTCTCCATATCCTTTAAAGTTTTGTACAAACTTTCTAGTATATAGCTGCTATTATTCCATAGTTTAACAAACTCTTCGTTACTAGTGTCTTTAGGTTTATTATTCAATAATAGTTTATTCATAATACATCCTTATATAAATATATAATTATATCACATCTGTGGAGGTTGTGCAACCCCTGCATCTAAGGATGGATCAATCGTGCTTTCTACAGCAATATCTTCTTGAACTTGGTTCATCAAACGCTGTGTCTCAGCTTGTTCAAAAATTGCTGCATTATCTTGTACAATCTTGTAGTTTTGCCAGCCTAAGTTCTCTTCAAGAGCTTTAGCAATAGCTTTACCGCTGATGTGAGCAGCCACAGTTGGAATAGCCTGCACAGTCTGCACCGTCTGGGCGAGTTCTTGAATGAATCTAGCTTGTTCCGCAAAGTGTCGAGCACCAATTGGGTAAAGCTTCCCAGAAGCTGATAGGTCTTGTTTTGTAACTTCAATAAAAGATTCTGTACCATATTTTTCATCAACCGTACGAATACGTTCAACCCCTTCAAAATTACGCATAGATTCGGCAAGCATGCCATTAAGGAGAGGTTCAAGAATGTTACGCTCAAACCAGCTAACTTTACTTTGGAAGATACGCCCTGCAGAATTTTCTAATGCTTGCACTTCGTATTTAGTTTTTTCTCCGGGAGTACGAATACCCATTGCTTGTTTAGGAGCACCAGCTAATTCTTCCATACGAGACATTAATTCCCGAATTTGCATATCTGCATTTAATGCTGATGCATCTGGACGTAAGAATTCTACACCACCTTCATCACCAACAAAAATTTCAGCGCCGGGGGCATATTCAAATTCTTCAACTGTATTTCCTTTAATAATCATTACGGGATATGCAATTAAGTCAAATACATCTGCCTTTAAGTTTTCTAAATGGTCAATGCGATATTGCATACCAACCAATTGATCTAGAGGCCCTTGTGCCCAAAGATTGTCTGAACGCAAGCGCCAGCCACAGTGATAGATTGGTTTAGAACCTGTCCATAAGGGATTGTTTTGTTTACGTAAAACCCACTTACGATCTACAATAGTTACCAACTGGTTACGTAACAATTGCTTAGTATCTGGATCATAAATGTCACCCCAAAATTCCAACAATTCAACCATGTCGCTATCTAAATACTCTTCAACACTGCCAAAACCATCAATAGAAAGGTTATGTGTTTTCTTAAATTCAGGGTCATCACGATAGCTTTGGCGAAATGCCATTACCTTTTGAATTACACCTTTATTATAATTCAAAGCAGGTTTAGTTTCTACATCAGTTAATAGGTCGCCTAATGACTTTAACATACGACGAACTACTGGAGTTTGTTCAAATGTTTCTGATAGAGGGTTAAATACAATGTCAGAAGGGTTAATTCGATATGCACGAGGACCGACGTATTTATTAACTACATTACCGTCACTATCACTAATAATATCTCGGACATAATCATAAGTAACTAATACATTACCAAAATCAATATAATCATATACTAATTGTGAAACAAGTAATTCAAAGCGAGAAGCTTTAAGTTTTTGTTTCATATAATTAACAATAGCATAACGCTTTTGCATTAACTCTTTATCTTTATCATCAGCTTCCCAATTAAACCAATTATCAGACGGAAATAATGCAGCCATATAATTGGCATGCAAATTATCTCTAATCTGAGTTAATTTAGGAGTTACAGTAGAGTTTTTCCAAGGCAACTTACTATTAGATGTTTTGCGTGTATCTGTTGCATAAAGGTAGTTACGTAGTTCTTGTTGATCTGATTTCCAAGAAGAACGTGCGCTATCCCACCGTGTCCACATATCAGAAATCTTAACTGCCAACGCATCATCATCAAAAGATGTTTGAATGTTTTCGTTCATAATGTTTAGGCGTTAATACGCCACTCCTCCAAATTTAGAATTAAATTGAATTACGTTTGTACGTTTACCCCACATACGATTACCTACAGGGGCTTTACAAATCTCTACACAGGCTGCTACTGCATCTTTTACGTCATCATGTTCAGGATTGTTCATAATGAGTTCTTCTTCTAAAATCTGGCAATTACCACCTTTATAATGCCAAATCTGGTTATTATTATACCTAGGTTCTAGAATAGTAGCAATACGTTCTGCCTTACTCATATTACGTGGAGGATTGTATTCGTCAATTGTAAATACAATGTTTTGACTACGCATATAGTCTTTAAATTGACCAACAATAAGTCTTTGTGCTGCAACTACTTCACAGCGCATTTTTTTAAAGCGCCATTTACGATATACAGTTTCTGCTTTCTCGTACATAACACTAATTTTATTTGTTTTAAATCTATCAATATCTAAAACATAATAATTATTATCTTCATCTACTCCAATTACAGCAATTACTGTATAGTCAGAATTAGCATTTATGGTGTAAGCAAAATCCATTGCGGCATATACGTGCAGCAATTTATCATCCATATACCATGCCCCGCTAATATTCTCAACTTTACTTCGTTCATAATAACTAAAACGACTACGATCAATAAGTTGAGTTTCGACAGCATTTGGATTATTGTAATATTGAGCATAAAATTGAGTTACATCCAAATATTTAGCTTTTTTACGAGCTAATTCACGAGCATCAAACCCAAACGTTTTACCATCTGTACGGCGTTGCTTAGGCCATAGAAACTCGCCATTAGTTTCTACTGTACGTTCAAATGTTTCGTATACTTCTACTTCAATTTCTTCGTCACCATCTTCTTCAAAATATGATTCAGTCATTTCCATCATATCTCGGTACAAGTCTGCAGGATGGTAGCGAGTACCGACTGCCCACTCTTTAGCACCGGTAGATTCAATAGAAGAAAGCTGCGAATAAAATGCTCGTACTTGGTCACGTCCCAATTGAGAATAGGCGTTATCAGGAACGACTACATCATCCAGAACGGCTACATTACAGTGTAAGCCTGTTACGTTAGCAGTAATACCCGCAGCTTTAATTGTTGCGTCACGAACACCCTCTGCTTTACGTTTAGGATGGTCAACGCTAATCTCATCTACTGCCCAACGCTCCCGTTTACCTTCCATGTCATTAACCATCTCAGGCCAGTAAAAACGATAAATGTCAGACAATAAAATATCTTTAACAGCTTTAAGTTGTTTTTCAGCTAAGTTAGCTGTAGCAGATACATAGAGCACAGTTGTTTCAGGATATTTGGTAATCCACCAAGCAACCCTGTAAGCAATCATTGCACTCTTTTGATGGTCACGTGGAAGCAGCACTAATTGGTTATCTTTAGCGTCTTCACGTCCCCACCAAGAGCACAACTCTTCGTGTACAGCACCAAGCATACGGTGCGGAGCAATCAACCTAATAAAGGTTAATAGGTCTGCTTCCGCAGCTTGTTTAACTAATTCTTTTTCAGTTACCATTTAACTTTATCAGCCCAATATGCTGCTGACATTTTTCCTTTAGCAATGTTTTTACCATGACGAGCTTTAAAACTCGCACGTTTGTTCTTCATACGCTCAGACTCACCCTCTTTAGGTTTACCTGCAGTAGAAGCACCTTGCTCACCAAAACGAATAGTTTTAACCTTATCGCCTTCTTTAGCTACAACAACGTGACTTTTTTTAGGATGGCTAGGAGTGCGTTTTGGTTTATTAAAACCACTTACACCTGCTCGTTCTAGTCTAGGGTCTTTAGCCATTACTTCATCTTTCCATCTTTAGTACGAGAAAAACTGCGGTTAGTATTACGACTAACTGCACGTAAATTACTGCGGCTGGTACTGCCACCTTTACTCAACGCTCGTTTGTGATCTACATCCTTACCATCACCTTTACTAACTACACCCTCACGAGTTAGTTGGCGACGAGCTTTGTTTCGTTTAGCACGGTTTTTAGCGTTCTTATCATCATTAACTTTTTGCTTAGAATAATCACGCTTACCATTAGTCATATAAGGCATTAATGTTTACCTCCGATTACAATACCTAATCGAGCCATATCTCCAGCAATTCTACCTGTAGGTATAGGTAGGTCTACCTTTTCTTGTTTAGGACGTCCTACGGGCTTTTTAGAGGCATCTGAGGCATATCCTTTATCTGCTAGCCATTTAGCTGCAGCAGTACCGCCCGGTTGTTTAGCATGAGATTTCATTTGAGCAATAGCTTCACTACGAAGCTTTACTGACAACTCTTCTTGCCACTTATCAACGTGTGGTTTGATTAGAGGATGATTACGTACTTCATTCCAATGATCCCAGTCTCCCAATAAGTGCATAGCTGGCTGGTACTCTGAAGGATCACGCAAATCAAGAAACACCTCTTTCCATTCTTTTAAAGTGTA